TGTCAATCTCCCCTTGCATAACCTTACTCATCTCTTCTCTCATAACTTCTTTGAAGGTATCAGAAATTGAGTCTTTTACGCTAGGGGTTGCAGCATCCAGAATAGTATCATCCTTTTTATTGTAGGAGTCAAGTATTAAGTCAGGCTTAGCTGCGTCCATAATTGCTGTGTTCATGTTCATACTTCTCGCAAGTAGTTCTAAAGTCGCATCTGCATTTTGTGGTAATGCACATACACTAACATTTAATACTCTGGACTTACGAATAATTTTAGGATTTATTTTATCCCTTGCAAGTACTTGACCTTCAATAGAGAAACCTAATTTTCTGGTGTCCCCTGCTTCTTTCAAGTCCTTCATAGTTTTATACACTAGTTGTGAAAGTGGTAAGTTCATGTACAGCTCTGCTTCGATTTTAGTTGCAACGCCATTACCCATGTTCACCTTATTCACAGAGATAGGACGACCGACAATATTATTCATTCCTTGTTGATGCTCGTAATTGATATACCCTCTCTTCATGAAGTAAGAGAAGTCCAAGCCGTCTTGGTCGATAATATCACCCTGCATGTCAGGAGAGTCGGAGCTAATGATACCGCCAATCTTAACAGTCTTAGGTTCTGTACTTTGTACTTGGTCTGTAGACTTAGCTAAGTCGATATCCATCCAAGCAGCAAAAATATTTGTAGCCTTCTTCATAGAAGCCTCCTCAAAATCAATTGGTTTAAAATCGTGCTTCTCTAGCCAGTCTTTAAATTCGCTTGGTGTGAACTTGGATTGGTCAGCACGAACCGATTGTATCTCACTCTTACCTTCTTTGTCTATACCAATAATAGCAGTGATACCATCCGTTAGTTTCTTTGTGGCGAAACTCTCGAACTTATCGGGGTCTATTATTCTAGCTGCATGAAAATTAGGAAAGGGCATTTACACTCCTGTGCTTCTCTCTACTTGTATTTTATAACAAGTGTTTAATTATTTCAAGCTTTATAACACAATTTTTTTATTTTGTGCTTGTTAGCTCCCGCCATCTTGCGGCAGGTAATCCTGCAATTGTTCTGCAATCGTAGTGGCAGAATAAGTCATACACACCTAAACCACCTTCTAGCATTTTACCTTCCTTGATTAACTTCGAGATAGCTGCGTGTACTTCTAAACTTGTCTTTCCTGCGACTTTGATGTCTGCCGCTCTGGCGTACATATGCTGCGAATTAGATGCTCCATTTATGCTTGCATTATAATCAGGGGCTCTATATCCAGAAATGATAGTTATACTCGCACCTAAGTGGTCTCTAAGAACTTGTAGTTGTTTAAGTAGGGTTGTGGCGTCTGCAATCATAGCAGGCGGGATAGTGTTTCTAAATTCAAGTTCTGACAGATTGAAATTCTTTGTGACTTGAACATTAGTTTTTTGTGCTTTAGTAAGCATGGCTTTGCCTTTCTTTGTTCAGAGTGGATATCGTGGACATCTCCACACCCCACTTTTTAAGTTGTGGTGAAAATTATTTTTATCTCTTGGTATAACTAAAAATATTTCACACAGCCAAAATAGTGTTTTGAGACATCCACGATATCCACTACAGTGTAAGTTATTGTTTTTGTTAATGTTTTTCGATGTGGATATCTAAAAAAGAGACCTCAACGAGACGTCAACCGATATCCACGATATCCACTTTTAACTTTTATTCTTATGTTTTGTCCATAAATCTTTGTCAGCAGTCTTCTGTGTAGTGCCTCCAGTAACAAAAGAATAAACTCTTGCCCTAGCCCAAGCTACTTGAGATGCACCTACACGGTGGCCAGATGTTGCCCATGCTTCAGAACCTCTCTTGTGTACTTCTCTCAAGATAGAAATAGATACACCGCTAACCTTAGCTGCGGCTCTAAGAAATTCGTCAGTATCATTCCCTTGCATTTCTGCTCTAACCTTGTCAGCAAACTTTGTACGGGTGTACTTGCTTTTCTTTTTAGGCTTAGCTTCATCGCCAGGTAGTGGACTGTAATCTGTTTTAGTATCATCCTTCCTATCTTTAATAGCTTCTTCTCTATCTTGTTTAGTTCCATGAGGTGCACCTTCTAAGTACTTCTTTGGGACTTTCTTTAGAAGTGTTTGGAAAGGTTCGTCTTCACTTTCGCTTTCCTCCTCCCCTTCCTCTTCTTCATCTTCATCCTCCCCTTCTTCATCTGGCAGACCATCAGGGAATAGCACCATAGCTAAGAAAGTACCCTTCTCAACCTTCTCTTCTTTAGCAACTATTCTTTTAGCCCATTCATATCCAGGGTCGCCGCCCCAGAGCAACCACGAAATGAGAGCGTTTGAAGGTGGATTATCATCATGATATTCCTTGTAGACCTTGTGCCTATTAAAGAAAGCAAGCATTCGTTTCACTGTTTCATAAGATACAGAACCACTGACTAAATCACTTGCTCTTTGGACACCACTACCAATACCAATTTTACCTGCTTCTTGATTTGTGAGTCCACCCCTGCCATGCTCCTTCCTTAGTCGTAACCCTCTCGCAGCTGCATCGCTAACTGCTTGAGGTACATCAAAAGACTTAGACATTTGGAACTCCCTTTTTACTTGCAAGTTGTGATATAAAATTAGGGTCTAAAATAATAGAACCTAATTCATTGGGTAGAGCAGGAAGGTCATGCAACGCTCTAATTTCGTCTATGGTCATAAAGCTACGAACTCGCTTGCCATCAAAGTCCACTTTATCTTGTGGTTCAATAATGTCTAATCCTGTAAAGACAAGTTCAAAGCGGTCATCCAACTCATGAATGACATAGCGATTAAGCCAAGTCTGGATTGCACGAAGCATAGGTCTTAACCCTCTTTCCTTTGACACCACAACTTTATCGGTACTGCCAGCTTGGTTCAAAGAAGATGTCACACCTTCTTGACCGAAGTTAAAACCTACTTCTACAGGGTCTATTTGAAATACAGAACAAATCATTTTGATATTATAATTCATCCAGTTATCAAACTCCATCTCCCTGTTAGAACTTGACAAGTTAACTGCTTTAATATCTTCATCTTGACTTGGGTCTAGTTGAATAACAGGTGTCTTCTTTGCGTTGTGTGCACCAGTTAACATAGAATAAAACTCTCTTCTGAAAGCTCTAAATAACTGGGGGTTCATTGCTGTCTTCACAGCTACGATACCACTGGTACTAATCCCATTCGTGAAGTTGCTTGCATTGTAAAGTTCTGCATTAAGCAAGTTGGTAATTGTCTTAATACATTCTTCAAGTTCAGGGAAACCATAACCCCTAAATCGAATATCACTTCTTGGGCGTCTAATACCAAAACATAAATCCTTAGCCCCGAATGAAGCTACGACTTTATTATTTAGAACCTGAACGAAGTGTACGCCCTCTGGGTCACGTCTACCTGCTTCTTGCTCTTCCTCTGACATCTTACTTCTTCTAATAGTAGCTGAGTCTACATTCATAAACCCGCAGACATCTCCTGCTTTATTACGAATAATTTCAAAGCAAGCTTGGTCAAAAATCAAAGAGTCACGAACAAGCATACGAAGGAAACTTTCAAGTGTAGACTCGTAGTTAATACGAGGGTCACCACAATGTTCCATAAAATCATAAAGCTGTTGTCTCGTCAGCAGTTCGTCATCATCAGGTTCTTTGGCACTGTCCTTCAGTCTAATCTGAAAGCCTATGGTATCCCCTGCATGTGAAGGGATACTAAACTCAGCGATTTGATTTACCCTTGTATTGATGATTGCGGATATAAGAGGGACTGCTGACATCATTCTAAGTTGATTGTAATCTAGCAAGAGTCTATTAGCTTCTGCCCCACCTTGTGCATCTTCCATCATATAGATGTTGCTAATATCACCTTTGTTTACCTGCTTCGCTAATGGTTCAGCAGGTGCATCATCCTCGAAGTTCGGCAGGGCTTTAAAAAGTTCCTCCCTAGCATCTTGAGGTAAAGCACCGATACTTTTAAGTAATTTGGTTATCATTATAAATCTCCACTTCGACATTGTTTTGAGTAAGTAAATCTATTCCTTCTGTACTTGAATAGACGCCACCTATGCAGATAACTTTTGTTATTCCACATTGCACTATTGCTTTTGCACACAAAACACAAGGTTCACAGTTAACAAGTAGCCAAGTGTCTATTAAACAAACACCACGTCTAGTCGCATTGTAAATTGCATTTTGTTCTGCATGAACGCACCCTACTTCTAGGGAACATCCACTCTTTACCCCATCCCTTAAACAGACGGAACCGCCACACAGTGAACCTTCCGCACCCCTTAACCCGCCATTATATCCTTCAGATACAACAATCATATGTTCAGGGTCTATGACGACTGCACCAACTTTTCTACGTGAACAAGTAGAGAGTGTAGATAAAGATACAGCCGCAGCTATCTTCTGAACAAGATGCTTATATTTCATGACAACATACCTACTTTAATAAACTCGTTGACAGTCAACGGGAATAAATCGGTAAGTAGTACTTGAATTTCAGACGCCACAACTCTGCTTTCTGGTTGTACATCTTCTGCGGTTCTCAAATTTAAGAACTTAATCCAGTTCCATAAATTACCAGTCATCCAGAAAGTGGTCATCATGTTTTGAGGAAGTACACCCCTAGCTTGTTCCCTACATACGCCGCTATCTATGAGTGCGTTGTACAACTCCACTGCTGAAATTGCATTGTCTTTAATAGTAGAAAGCAAAAGTTCTTGTTCAGGGTGTGTGTCTGGCAGACTGCACTGCAAGTTCTTTTCTGCTTGAAGTCTTAGGGAGGACGGCATGAAAAGCTGTAGGTTATCAGAACTGTATCTTCTTGAAAGCATGGAGTAAGAAAAGGTTCTATGTCTCAAGAATTGCATTGCTACATAAAGGGGGCAGGTAATTCTGAAGGTTGCAGTTGAATGCTCGAAGGGAGAACTATGTCTTTCTGCAATTAAGAAACCAATGAGTTTTTCATCTCTCTTGGTTACTTCACCTTCCCAACCTGTATCTTTAGCAAAGCTTGCTCTAGCTGCACATGCGGCTCTCTTGTCATCACCCATATGGTCTACAAGTTCCACAGTGCTTCTGTCAGTAAATAGTTCTACCATCTCTTGATAACCTTAGTGTCGTAGCTATCACATTGCTTCAGCATTCTGTGTAGCATTTGATTTTCTCGTCTAAGCTTTTCAGCATCTATTCGCATACCTTCTTGGGGCAAAGCTTGGACTTGATTTAGTTCTACTTTAACTGGTCTAATAACGAACAAAGTAGAGAGGGACAAAATTGAAAAAATAAAGAACCATTTCATTTGAGTTCGTCCTTTTCTTCTTGGGATAGCTTTGTATCTATCTCGTGAATAATTTTAATATCTGCACTCATCTGTTTTAATTGTTGCAAAGCTCTATCGAGTTCTTTTTTATAGACATATGCATCGTAGATGAGGACAGTGGTTACACAAGATAGGATTATAACAACACCTGTATGTCCTAGCAATGCAACTGCAAGTACAGCAGAAAAAATAAAAGTTAAGTAGGCGTAATAAGCCCTTAAAAATTTCAAGTCCATGAATAACTCCTTATGTTACTATTCTTGTTATTTTAATACAATAGTACCAGAAGGGATGAATTAGTTCAAGCTGTTTACACTATAATCCAAGATTTCATAGTTCCAGTTTCATCTGGCAAATTAGGGGCAATACCATTCAAGCCTACAACCGTAAGTTTGATACCTGTGTTCCAGACTTGGTAAGTGTTAGCATCCAATTTAAAGTTTTTAATTGTGCCGTCTAGTGGTGGTGTAGTTGTCCAATTAGCTGACTCGATGAAGCAGGTATTG